TCTGTGCACTTGACGGATATAGTCAAAAGTGATATAATCTAAACGTGGGCATGTTTCTGCTGGGGTTCCTTGTTCTGTTGGCATTGCGACCACTCCTTGCTTATAGGCGCGACGAAATGTCGCGCCTTATTTTTTATTTTATACCCAGATTTTGAGCCATTTGCTGAGCAAAATTCAGCTGGCTCTGGTTTATCTGCCCGCTTTGCACCAAGTGCTGTAAAATCTGCTGTGGTGTGCTCATACCCGCAGGCACACTATAGCCCGCGCGTTGCAGCGCGCCTAACGGATTTTGTTTCATGCCCGGTAGCATCTGCATAATGCTACCCAATAAGCCGTTGCCCTGATTGAGCATGTTAAACAGTGGATTCGCCATCGTTTTTCGCCTCCATCTTAGTCAGCTTGTCAAATGCGTTTTGCAAGGCTTCTACGCGCCCATAAAGCGTCTGAAACTCCGTCTTGGTGATATACTCTACCCCCGCATTTGAAACGCCTTGTGGGGCTGTAGAAGGCGTTAAATCGCGTATCGTGTAATCGAGTGTCTTCATGCTCGGCATACCGCTTGCATCCGCGCTTTTCAGATAAATTGTCTGTTTTTCGCTGTCCCATAACTGCACCGTACAATTCGGCGCTACCATATACGATTTAGCGCCTGCTTCACCCTGCACCCAGATAATACCGCCGCTTTGCTGTGGCTGAGGTTGTGGCACTACAGGCGCTTGATACTGTGGTTGGTAGTATTGATAGCCTATAGGAAACCCGTTATTATATGCCATTTCTTTCACTTCCTATACCAATAATATTGTGGAATTTCTTTTGAGCTGTCCCAACTATCATACAACTGGCCGTTTTTTACTGTTGCGACGTGCCCGACGTGTCCGCCGAATCCAAGCACATAAGTCCCGCGCGGATGGTCAATGATAAAGTCTTCTGCCGTGTAGCAGTCTGGGCAAGAATTCGGAATTGCTGATCGATAAAAACCATTTTGACGCAACACGCTCCCCCAAACGCTGTCGCTTGATGGCATGTCGCCCATCTGAAATGCGTTAGTTGCTATTAACTCAAAAGCCGTTTCCCAGTCAACATTGAGCGCCGCCGCAATCGCGCGAACTGCGCAATCGCCGACATTACGCCCCCACGGGTTGGGCTGAAATTTAACCCACATCATAATCCCCTTTTCATTGGCATGCGCTTGATGTTGTATTATAATATTTATAGAAAACAAACGAAAGAAGGTTGTATTATGGACGAAACATGGAAAGATATAGAAGGCTTTGAAGGTCTGTATCAAGTAAGCAATTTGGGCAGAATTAAAAGCTTTTGCAAAAGCACAAAATACAACTGTCCAGATGAAATGATACTTAAACCTTCTATATCAAACAATGGGTATTGTCAAGTTACGCTTTATTCAAAGCCTTTAAGGAAAAAGTTTCTCGTCCATAGATTAGTAGCCGCGGCCTTTATTCCGAATCCAGATAACCTTCCTCAAATTAATCACAAAGACGAAAACCCATTGAACAACAATTGCGCTAATCTTGAATGGTGCACAGCGCGATATAACAACGCATATGGCACCGCTCGATTTCGCGCTATGCTTACAAAAAGTAAAATGGTAGAGCAATTTTTGCCAACAGGCGAATTTTTAGCAAGGTATGCATGTGCGACAATTGCTGCTGCAATAACAGGCGTCCCTAAAAATTTAATCGGCGACGCTTGTACTGGGCAATGCAAAACTGCTGGCGGCTTTGTCTGGAAATATCTTAATACAAAAAATGCATCCTAACAATGAAGTTAGAATGCAATTTACATGGCAAAAAATGTGCAACAAAGCCCGTCTGAAATAAACGGGCTTTAGTTTTATTGCTTGAATATTCTGTTTTCACTCTTATAAACGATATTTTTAATCTGCCTTACGGATAGCTCAAATTCTTCCGCAAGCTTCTCATAAATGATACCGTCAAGCAATCGTCTGCGCAGGATATCGCGGTTACGCGCAGCGTGTCTTCCAACTATCCTATCAGATATACGGGATTCAATTTCAGCCGCCGTCAAGCCCTCCGGGATAGTCATTTGCGTTTCCTCGTACCTTTGGAACCTGACTTTGTGCGTTTGCGCCGTCTAACAGTAACCGTCTTTTTAACTACTTTAACGCTGGCCATTATTCACTATACCTCCATGATTAGCATAGCTTGCGATGCCATCCTTGCCATCAACCGTAACTGTTTCAGTAGCAGTCTCCACCGTCTCACTGGTATAATCGTACTGCATCCACGCCCAGAGCCATGCGGCATTACTTGCAAAAAGCATAAAAATAGTCAGTATCAGTGCTATCATTGTACGGCGATTAATCCTATCAAGCCGCGTACAAATCATTTCCAAAACATACTCAGCTTTGGTTTCCATGTTCATCGCCTCCCGGTACTTCCGGCAATCCTGCTAACGCCAAAAGCATTGCTGTAACAAAGCCCAAACCGCCCGCAGAAAATGCTGCAATCCAATTAACGTCGCCTAAGACCAATGCCCCGGTTCCCATATAAGCCAACATTGATTCGGCAAACGTTCTAAACGCTCTAATCAATGCAGCCTTTAGCCATTCTCCCCATTTACGCACTATGCCTCACCTCTTTCATTTCGCGATTCAAAACCGCTATTTGTTCCTCTATCACAGGCACGCGCTGTGCGAAATTGTTATGTATACGCACTTCACGCATTAGCTCGTCTACCTCAGCCCGCAAAAGTGCAAGCTCCTTATCCAGTTTAGCATCCGAGTCGTCCGAGCGCTGGCGTATCTCTTGCAGCATATCATTACGGGTTTTGTGCATGGTTGCCACTACGGTTACAATCACGCCTATGAGCGACAGCCCGCCCGAAATCAGCGCGACAAAAATGGCTTCACTCATAGGCGTCTCCCTTCATCATCCGTCCCTATCCATATCCAGCACAGCACAATTAAAATTATGGCTATTAACCAGATCATAGCGGCTCGATTACCCCGCCGTGCTCTTTCTGCAAGTCTTCAAGAAAGGGTAGTGTGCCTGTGATAGTCAACTTATATAACGGCTCGGCTGGCGTTTCTTTTATCGCCGCAAGCAGCGCCGCCTTAGTTTTACTGCCTGCAATACCGTCAACGGCTAAGCCGGTTTCTTTCTGGAAATCCATGACTGCTTTTCTTGTAGCTTCTCCGTATTCACCATCCGCGCCCCACTTTCCACAAGAAAACCCCAACGAGATTAGCGTTTCTTGCAAGGCTTTCACGTCTTCACCGCTACAACCTATCTTAAGCAATCGCGTACCGAACGGGTGTGTGTCTTCGTGCTTTTTCAATGCGTCGCCATAGTCATAATACTTCGTCATCGCGCCCCACCGATTCCAGCCACGCTGTGAAAACTTGGTCTTTACTACGCCATACATCACGCCACGCGCCTCAGCTACCCACCAATCACCGGCTTCGTTATTCGCCTCTACAGGCTCAAGCAAGTACCCCACATGCGTTATATAGCCTTTGCTCGAACTGTGAATAAAAACCGCAATGCCCGGCGTATGCGGCATTTCAAGCATGTTTGAGCCTCTGGGGTCACACCATTCAGAGTAATTAAAACGCGCTTTGCTGTCTATATTTACCCCAGTATGCAGCTCATAAATGCCCTCGGCAAGACCGTTGCAGTCCCATACGCGAGTAGCGTGCTCGCGCCAGTAAAGCGCCTTTTCATACTGTTGGCTCGTGTATGGTTCTTCAAGATACTGCGTGTAATACCAGCCGTCCTTGCGCCACGCCGACTTGACTTCGGTAACAGACAAATCCAGATACCCTGTGCGAGGATTTTGCCCGCGCGCGCCCATGATATAGCCGTCTTTGCGCTCTATCGCTTTACCCAACTCTGGGATAAAAATGTCTCGGATTGAAACTTTCTCACTCATAGCAGTACCTCATTTTGATTACTGATTCTGCACCCATGCCAGCGTAGCCGTGCCATCAGTAATGGTAACCTGCAAAGAATACGTGCCATCTGATGTCGGCATAGTCGGCAATTCTTGCGGAATTATCAAAGGCACATAGCTGTTAGAGCCGTTAGTCTGGCGCACTATATAATCACCATTGGAATCAGGACTGTTCGGCGCCGCTTCCAGTTTTGCGCGTAAATTCTGCTGATAAAAAGTTTCATGCCCGACAGGGATAGCAACGTCACGGCTCCCCGCATCCACATATTCCTCAGTACCCCAATCGTCTACTATTTGCGGATTGTGATACGGCTCAGCCTCTTCGGTCGTTGGCGTTGCAAGCTCATAAACGAGATACACGCCTGACATAGCGGCTTTAAAGGTTGCGGTATCGGAATAGGCTAAATCTTTGATAAACACAGCAGCTCCGTTGTTTTCTCCTAGTATGCTTTTGTCACTCAGATTCTTTACGTCCGGAAGAGAGCTGGTGCTATAAATCGGACACAACAAGTTGTTGTATCCGTTTGCTTTGTTAGATACGGTCGTAAAAAAATACGTACTGTTGGTGTCCCACGTCAGCGTCCCCAAATCCACCATACCATACTTACGCTGCACGGTGCCGTCACTTTCGTATATATCGCCATCATAGTATAGCGAATTACTGGCGTCCAGCTTAGGAATACCACGCAATACCAAAGAATCGTCAAGCAGATATGAATGTATCTCATACGGCTGATACTCACCATCACGTTCGCCGTCCCAGACAAGATGAACGCAAGTTGTGGTGCTGTTCCCTCCTGTAACGGTCAGCTCTCCGGTTGTAGCAGGAGTGAATTTCCCGTTCGCATCCAGGGTAATAGTTTCACCTTCAAAAGTTAGAGCGGTGTATGCTCCGGTTATCTGGTATTCCATGCCGCCCGCAAGCTGAGCTTTCCCAGTCGCTGAATCGTAGGCGTTAAACCCGACCATGTTATGTGCCGATGTTTGCACACTCATAAGCTCGCCCGCATTGTATGCATAGTAATCTTTCGGGAAAAGCTTCTTAAACCATGCCACACCTGCGCCCGCTGTAGTCTGCTCAAGCGAATACAGCCAATCGGCAATAGTAGAACCGAACATTTGAGTAAGGTCGAAAAACTGAGGAACAAAAATAATCGGATTAGTAAGAATTGTTCCTTTTTTAACTACTGCAACGACATAATTTGCCGTAGAAGTGTTAATTGCTGAAACAATGCATCCTTCTCCAATGTCATTTTTGGCTTCCAAGTCTCCAACATGTATTACATAAGAATAATAGGTCTGCGAGCTCCCCCCGTGAGGAGTGCTTTTCCAAAGATACTTATGTTTAGCAATTATTGGCGAATAGGAATGCGTCAGAGGGACGTCGTTTGTTGCGCCGCTTGCATCAGTGCTGACAGTAAAAGTGCCATCCCGATTATCAGTAAAAGTAACACCGTTTTCAGTTTTGCTGATATTATTGGTAGGAATAGTTTTAAACTGATTCCACACAATCGTGCCGCCTACTATACGCTCAACTATCTCACGGTCGCCGATATCAAGCTCTCCGCCTGATGGCCTATACGTATAAGGCACTTTATCGATAACACCGACTTTTGACACCAGTTGCTCAGCGTTGCCAACGGTCATTTCCTCATACGTGCCGTCAACATGCGCATATGATTCCAGCGTTGCTGCAGCTTCAGCCGCAGAGTCCGCTGCATCTTCGGCACTACTCGCCGCCGCTGTGGCTGACGCCGCTGCATCGCTTGCGCTCCCTGCTGCCGCTGTCGCACTTCCCGCTGCCGCCGTAGCATTGCTTGACGCGCTTGTCGCACTGCCCGCCGCTGCCGTTGCGCTACTTGCTGCCGCACTGGCGCTACCAGCCGCCGCTGTCTTAGAACCGTCTGCTGCTGTCGCTGCCGCCTCAGCCGCCGTTTGTGCCAATTCTGCCGCCGTCTGAGCTGTTTCCGCTGCCGTTTTCGCCGTTGCGGCATCGCTGGCGCTCTCACTCGCATCAATCGCACTGCTTGCTGCCGCTGACGCGCTAACATCCGCCGCCGCTTCTGATGCTTGCGCGGCATCCGCGCTACTATCCGCCTCAGCCGCTGCCGTTGACGCATCAACCGCTTTTGCCGCCGCCTCTGTAGCTGACTGCGCCGCCGCTGCCACCGCCGCTTCAGCTTCATCATAAGCTTCAGCCGCCTTTTTCAGCCCTTCTTCAAACTCGGCCTTAGTACCTTCATAGCCAGCTTCACGCGCTTCACCATATGCAGTAAACACGCCTAAATCTTGTATTCTATCAGCCATACACTATCAGCCTTTCATTCTCAGCTGCAAAACTGATTTGGTCGTAGTTAATAAGTTTAATAATCAAATGCTCGTCTTCATGCGTCAACGTAATATATCCACCTGCTGCAATAGACGTTTCGGCTTGCGCAGCGCTTGCAGCAGCTGCACTTGCAGCTGTCTCAGCATCCTCTTTGTACTGCAATGCACTTTCGGCGCTAATAGCCGCATTTAGCTCAGATGTCCGTGCATTAGCTGCGGAGCCTTGCGCTGCCAATGCGCTTTGCTGTGCGTCCTGCGCATAATTACGCGCAAGCTCTGCCTGCGCAGCACTGCGTGCCGCCGCTCCCGCATAAGTCTCGGCCTGTGTTGCACTCAGCGCCGCCGCTGTTGCTGCATTTCCTGCCGCCTGCGCATCATCGTGCGCCGCTTGCGCCGATTCTTCCACAGCGCCCAGATACCCAGACGCCGCTTCGGCTGCATCCATCGCCGCGCTGGCGCTCGTAGCGGCATTATCCGCTGCCGCTTCTGCACGTTCCACGCCATCGGTTAACACGCCTATAAGCGCATCAATCTCCGATTGTTCTTCCGGCGTCGGCTCTTCGTCAGTGGGCTGTGCCCTCTTTTTTACTTCAAGCTCAATCTTATAAACCGTTTCGCCGTCCGCATTGCCCGAATGCAGGTATATCCACGCATAAATTGTATCGCCGCTTTGCAAGTACTGACTTGGTACTACTACGGCATCCGAACTACCTATAGCAGTGGTAGCTGTGCCACTTTCGTCGGTATTAGAAAAATGTACCTGAAAATATTCGGGCAAATCCGCACCGCTAAAATGCAGCTCCAGTCCATAGTCATATTGCCACGCTGGCATGGGGCGCGCAACACGCCCCGCAACCAACGGTACGTTTATAATATTCGTTCTCACGCTGTACGCCTCCACATATAAACCACCAAGTATGGCGGCATCGCTGACACTGTAGCACCACGTGTCCTCAAAATGCCTGCATCGCTTGACAGCGTTCCTTGCGTCACAGTAGCGCCCACTGCATATGTTGTACGCCCAGAGCCAGTGCTCTGAGTACCGTTAACATCTACTGCCACCACTTCGCTTGCTGTGCCTTTAGCACGAACCATAACAGGCGCTGTATGACTATGGCTATAACTTTCCGCACCGCCAGTATCCCCGGCTGTCGTATTTTCGCCCTTAGCAAGCAAGAATTTGTCTTCTATAGCCGTCCACGTAGTGCCCGGGAAAAGCTCTCCAGGGTCAACCTCTACCGCAGACATATAAATTGCGCCTACAGGGTACACGGCATTTATTATCGCCGAAAAATCAGTAAACGCTACGCCCGCGCCAAATGACACGCCCCCGCTAAACTCAGTGTCCCACGCTACTTGGAATTTTGGCTCGTTCTCAGTGCCGTCCGAATATCTGCCAACGCCAACGCCATAGCCTGTGCCCGCTACATGGAACGGCGCCCAGCTCTTTTCTACACGCGCGTTCGCTGTAACCGTATGGTTGCCATTAGTCGCAACTACCTCAAAAACAAACGCCTCTGACAGCTCTATTTGCTCAGTTACTATGCTTCTGTCATGTATCAGTATAAGCGCATTTTGCTCCCATGTCAAGGCAATTTCAGTATATTGTGCAGTCTCGTCCGAGGCATCTCTATATCTTAAAGTTGCTGTGCCTACATTGCCATTCTCGCGCAAAATGTACGCATCTAAATTCACCCAGACATGCGCACCGCTTAAACTCGGCTCATACTGTGTTTGCCCTTGGTCGTCCACATAGCTTCTATATCGTTCCACGCTAAACGAATTTATCACAGGCGCAAAGCGTTCTGGGACATCCACCGCAAAAACAAGCACGCGCGTACCTATCTCGACGCCCGCCTCATATGTAACCACGGTCAAAGCCGCTGCATTAGAAACAGCACCCGCAAATTCTGAGCGCCACGCATACGGTATCACAAAAGTGCTTTCAGTAACGCCCGCCGCAAGGCTTACGGTCGTGCTTTGTGCCCCACATTCCCATATAAGCGTGTGAGTTAAAACATAATCGCTTTCAATTGGCGTTATAGTCACGGTTGCAGTATCGCCTAACTCGTACTCGTTTTTATCCAGTACCGCGCCGCTACCCTTAAATTTGTACTCAATATCTAAATACGCGGCTGTGATGGTCAGATAGTTGGCTGAATACGAACTACTGCCCGCGTCTTCATTGATATACGTAACTATGCCAGTGGTTGTGCCATTTATAACCCAGTCCAGTAGCTTAGCATACAACGCCGCATTTGTGGTTGAGTTAAAAACCAGTGTGTCACGCTGCCCGTAAGCTATGACATTTGAGCGCACTTGCCCGAACTCAGCGCCGCGCATTTCTGCACCTGTGCCGCCTAAGCTGCTACGAGTAGCCGCATACAAGCCCAAAGTCTTATAACGCTCTGAGCCTGCATTGCCATAAGTAACAACTAAATCAATTTCAAGAATATCAATATTTTCTAAGTCTAAGGTTTGACGCAAGCCGCTAAAAAGCATAACGCCTGTACGCGCTGTCTGTCCAGTATACGCGCCCTGATACGCTTGCCCTGTTTCCCAACTACTACCGCTATCACGCCGCACAAAACCTAATTGCGTCGCCGCAATCTGTACGCGCTCACTCATGTCAAGCCCTCCACAGTGATAATCATACCGCCGTCCCCTGCTTCACGCATAACGCAGCGTGTGTCGGTTACATTTACGCGCCCTACTCGAATTTCTTCTACAGACAACTTGCGTCTCGCAAAACTGCTGATTTTTTCGCCGCTTTGCAGTACATGAAAACCAACCGCATCAATAAGCGTTGAATATGTTGAGCCGGTCTTGCCCTGCTTTAAGCCGCTTTCGGAAAAATCCATCCACGCGCTAACTTTTTGCGTCACGGCTTCCGCGTTGTCTGCCGTAGTCTGTGCTGCATCAATAGCCGCTATATGCAGCGCGCCCGTCTCCAGATTCCAATAATTTATTCCGTTCGCATCACTCAACACGCCCGCCCGCACCAAAGACGCATTTAGCGTGCCTGTGTCTATAAAATCAGCCACGAAATGGCCGTCTATAGTCCACGCGGTTTCATATGTGCCAGAAACACCGGACTGCGAAAAACCGATGCCATTCAAATTTATACGCAATACATTGACAGCTGTGTCTATGCTTTCAGTATCAAGAATATATATTTCGGTTGGTCTGCCGTTTGCATCCGCCGCCATATATACGTGACCGCCCGCGCCACCGCGAATAAGATTGGTTGCCGCGCTTACAGCCGCGTCAATCGTGCTCTTAGTAGCCACTTGCGGTAAAATGCTTGCAGTAGTAGCAGCTTTCAGGACGTCCGCGAAATTAGTTTTAGGTGTACCCAGCTCAATTCTGCTATAACGTTCTCGCAAGGTGTCATAAGTAACTTTTATGACGCTCTTGGTCACATCCACGCCTAAAGCAGGATAACTCACGTGCACTGTGTCGCATAGCTTCACGCGCTGCAAAGCCGAAAAACGCTCATACTCAGGCGTCTGCCACAATGCCACAAAATCCACTTCGACGTTTTCTGATGGGTCGTAGCTTGCATTTTGCCGCATCAGCCTATCAGCCGTAGCCCGCATCTGGTCAGCCGTCGGTGCATTCTCAAAGCGCTCTGACAAATCCATGGTCACGCACTTCATGTCTTCGCCGCGCTCAGTAGCAAGGCTATAAATCCACTCAGGCAACGTCACCAGCACGCCATCGCCCACCCAGTATGGGACAACTGCATTATAAACCGATTCAGTATCTATCTCGTGCGTAATATCAGTCAGGTTTTTGCCATAACGAATGGTAACGCCGTTATCCGCACCGCGGTTAGTATGCAGCTTAACAGTCCATTTGTCCCACTCATAATCGCCCTTGCCATACACGTCTAAAATACTGCCCTCAACGCCACCCAGTACTTCTTTGACGCTGTGCGGCTCATTCACTGAAAACGCGCCGGCAGTTGCTTTGTCCGTCCAGAAAGTGAATGCGTTCGGTGTTACAGACTTCGCAACCATAAGCGAAAATGCCTGTATACAGGATTGAGCGCTAAACGGCTGCAGAATTGCATAGCTCAGTCTATAGCTTATATGACGTGCGCTAAAAGTCACGACGCCATTTATAGGTGCACTACGCTTATATATATCAAAAGGCTGCGGCATTCGCGTTTCATCATGCGTTGCATATATAATGCAGCCCTCTTTTATATCGCTATAATGCCGTCCAGAAATCGGATAACTGAACTCGCATTCATATATGCCGTTACGTTCTTCTGTGGCTATGCAAGAAACGCAATCAGTCAAACGGCAAATGCCGTTTGACCTGAATTGCGTCTCAGTAGCTTCATACAAGATTGGTATCATACGCGCCACCACCTTGGGGTTATATCCACTCGCGTAATGCCTTCACCCAAAGCCACGCCATTACTGCCGGGCTTTAGCGTCGGAAAATCCACGCTTGAAAATTCTACATAGGCATTACGAGACTGTGCGCCCTCATAGCACTCCATAATCTCGCAGTCAATATCCGTGTATTCTGTACCTACCTCAGTAACAGTAATAATATTGTCACCTATAGTAACAGTACCAGCGCCATAAATCCTAATCAGCGGTTGCGCGTCAAAGCTTGTTGGATTGCCAATAGAGCCATCCGAACTAAATGTAACAGGTGTTTCGCCCAAAGTCAGAAAACGCTGAGGCTTGCGTACAAAGGTTAGCTCAATCTTCGCCAATTTGCGGTTATGTGTCAATATAGGCTGAAACTCATTCGTAATGTACGCCTGATAAAATTCGCCCTCGCTCCAGCTATCTGTCAATCTTTGGTAGCCGCTCAAACTTGCCAACTTGTTGCGTAAAGTTGCCAAGTTGCTTTCAAGATTGCGGGCTATAACGGCGGTATAAATCCGCTCTACGCTCGGCATCCGCCCCGTGGGCAAAAGCAAATCACCATTACGTCCCGGCACCTCTTGCGCATTCTGCCCCCACATAGGCGCACGGTCTACAGCTTTTTCAAAAATCAGCAAATCGTAGTCCGAGCTGTTCAAAGTCCCGAATATGAAATTGCCCGCCATTAAGCAAACACCGCCTCACGTTGACGTTCCCAGCTGGTAAAGACACGCTGCACTTCACGCGCAATCTGCTCCGGGTCCTTATCCGCGCCGTTGATATTTATTACAACACCGCCCGCACCGCGCGCGCCTATACCCTGTGCGCTTGCGCCCATGCTCAAAGATGGCTCAATAGCAACGCCGCTCATGTCTTCGGCTAAATTCATTAACGGATCCATAGCCATTTTGGCGTTTTTCTCAACGCCTAATCCCAAGCCTGCAACAAGCTGTTTACCCATATCAGCCATAACTCTGGATGGCGAACGAATACCCAAGAAACTCAGCATACCGCCAAGCAGCCCGTCAAGGAACCCGAGAACCTTATCTTTAAGCCATTCCCCTACGCGCTTTATGCCTTCCCACAAACCTTCGATTAGGTGTCTGCCAATGTCTGCCATAGCCGAAACGCCGCTTAAAAGTGCCTGTCCCAAGGCTTGTAAAATCTGCCAGCCCGCTTGCACAATCTGTGGTATGGCTTTTATCAGCTCTATAAAAATCGTCACCATAATTTTAGCGATTACAGGCAAAAGCTGCGGAATTGCATCCGCAAGACCCTTTACTAATGACTGCAAAAGTTTTATACCAGATTGTATCATTTGCGGGATATGACTGAGAAAAGTCTCTAACAGCTTTTTCATAATCGCAGTAGCCGCCGCAAGTATCTTCGGAATGCTCTTGACCAAGCCCTCAATCAGCGCCATCATTAAGTCACCAGCCGCCGAAATTAACGCAGGCAAGTTTACAAGCAGCGCTCGTGTAAATGAGTCAATAAACGCATCTGCCATTGTAATAAGCTTAGGCATTGCTTTCGCAAGCTCACTCAACACAGATGTAATCATCTGCATTATAGCCGAAATAATTTGATATGTGTTATTGACCAAAGTCTGCGCAAGCATTATAACTGCATTTACAACTACTGGTACGAGCTTCTGGATTAAAGATGGCAATATACGCACTAAATTATTAAAGACTTCTGTAACACCTTTCAGCACAGGCGGCAAAAGCCCAGTTAAAAGGTCGGGCAACATTTTTACCACAGTATTTAGCAGTTTTACTACTGTTTCCATTGCGACCGGAAGAATTTCGGCAATTAGTGGCGGTATCTCTTTTATAACCATTGGCGCTATCATTTCCAGCGCATCTGATATGCCCTGCAAAGCTTCACTTGCTGTGTTAAAAATATTATGAAAAGCCACAAGTGCTGTTTCAACTAACTCATTTAATGTGATTTCGATTTCTTCTGGTGACTCACTTAGCATCGTCAAAAAGTTTGCCCATGCGGCTTTCATAGCTGCCACCGAACCGCTTATTGTTTTAGCCGCTTCTTCAGAAGTAGTCCCAGCAATGCCCATGTGCTCTTGCATAACACTAATTGCGTTAACAATATTGCCGAAAGACATGCTTGACGCGTCTATAGTTATGCCGAGCTTTTCTTGCTCGTCTTTCATCTTAGCCGCATCTTTGATTAGGCGCTGCATCTCTGCCGCTGTACCGCCATAGCCCAACTTCAAGTTATCAAGCATGGTATAATTCTGCTTTGAGAATCCTTGATATGCGTTCTGTATGGATTCCATGCTTGTGCCCATTTTATTGGCGTTATCTGCCATATCACGCATAGCGCGGTCAGCATATTGAGCTGCTTTCTCTTGCACATTCTCCGTGTCTTTACCAAAACTTTGTATCAAAGACGCTGAAAAGCTGGTGACTTGTTCCATATACTGATTCATGCTCTGACCAGTTGTTTCATACGCTTTGGCTGCGTTGTGCATAACAGTCAATGACGCATCACCAAAAAGCGTTTCAACGCCGCCCGCAAGCTGTTCATAACTTGCATAAGCATCAACTGCATCTTTTGTCAGCTTTGCCACTGCTACAGTACCAGCCGCAATAGCTTTAGCGCTCAACTTACCCAGCTCAATTGCAGCTTTGCCCGCCAATTTCGTTATCTCAACTATAGGTGTCGCGACAGCCTTAAGTCCTTTGCCTATAGGCGTAGCAATCTTACTCGCAACGCTGCCAAACTTTTCAAAGCCCTGCTTGACCTTTTCCAGTTCGCTTTTTACTTTGCTAACGCCATTGTCAAATTCCTCTTTTTTTAGCTTTAGCGTCGCTACCAAATCAAATACGTTCATCCGTCTTTAGCCCCAATCTCGCTATTACGTCAGCTGCTATTTCGTCACCGCTTCGTGTATCGACCGCCACGCGCTCTGGCAAGATTATATCTGCCAGTGATTTTGTCACCTTCACGCCTAATGCCGGACCTATCGCCTTAAGAACATCTGCAATATAAAGCTCGTATGCAATCCGCTCCCTGTACGCGCTAAACTTCGCATTCATATAACGCAAAAACGGCCTTAAGCCGTTTTTGCCTCTGTACTCGCCGTAGCACTGCCAGAATGTGTCTCGGTACTGCTGGCTTGTGCCGCATCTGTAAAAAAACTTATGAGCTCCTCGTCGCTCAAGATTTCAAGCAAACGCTTCGGCAAAGTTAGCACACTGCAATGAAAATCTTCTACAGGCACACCGTCAATGCGTGCTAAAATCTGCATAAGCTCTTTTTTATGTAGCTTTATCGCCGCGCCAATCGCGCTTACCTTAGACTTATCAAAAGCAGCTTTAACCTCGGCATCGCCTAAAATCTCTACTACGGGATCGAGTATATCAGCAAGCAAATCCAGCGCATCGCCGTCTTTATAATCCGAAAACTTCTTCATACGTCCTCCTGTCAGCCTTCTTTAAGGCGTAGGCGTCGGCTCAGCCGTACCAGCCTTAACATACAGTTCAAAAGGCACTGTGGTCGGATCGCTTATCGAATAATGCCCGGTAAACTCAAACTCAAACTGCCCTTTGCTCTTATCCTCTGACTGTATCTGGAATCCGCCAGTAGACAACGAGTTAAGCAGGTGTATCGCAATAAAGCCGCCATTCGTCGCGCCCGTCTTATCCGAATAATCGCCTACCCACCATACATCGCTAAAATCAGTTTGCAGTATATCCGCACGCGGAACAATTTTCGTTACATCCAGCGTATCCGTATCTGCCGCCGCTACAAGCATCTTAGCAAGCGCAAGTGTAACGGTTACAAAAGTGCCACTCATGGTAGCTGTCCACGTGTCAAGCACTTTCATCTCCTTAGTATTCTTGGGGCAATTATCTATATCTTCACCGAAATCAATATATTCAGGCGCAGCGGTAAAATTCACACCGCCGCTTGTCGCGCCCATAATACCCGTAATCACGCCCGTAGCTGGCGCAAATTCTGCTGCCAACACGCCCGCATTAAGCTGTATAGTCTTAGCCATGTCAGTTGGCAATTGTGTAAATTTCATAACTCTTATTCCTCCACAACATGTGCTACAAGTGACAAATACACGCACTTGACCATGCCGTCGTCCGATTCATCACCTATATACTGTGCAAAATTGGTGTCCTTAAAAAGCGCTATAAAGCCGCCGTCAAAAGGAATTGTCAAGCCGCCGCCTATAGCCCGTGAAATGCTGTCCACCATAGCCGCAAGCCCTGCAAAAGACGTTGACCTGTACCATACCCGCGCAGTTAAGCTTGCTGTATCGCGCCATACAGGCTCATTCAAAGTATATGTAATATATGGCATCGCTGCATCATCGGGAACGCAATGCTCAACATATGCTGGTATACCAAAGCTTGACCAGAAATCATATAATACCCGCGCCGTATCAGTCACTCGGCAAGTCCCACCTTTCAGCGGTTACTTGGCCTATCTGAAAAGACGCGCGCCCGGGCGTTTCGCTGTCTCTGATGTTAGAAGTTACTCTATAAGTCAGCCCATCGCTTGAACGCCTAAAAACGTCGTGATATTCCAGTACAACGCCTTTATAGACGGTAACAGTGTACACCTCTGTAACGCCCTGCTTTTCAGCCATGCGCGCTTGAAGTGAATTGTCTTTATTAACAGCCGCCTTAAAAGTTGCTCCGTCAATCCATTCCTTAGTATAGCCGCCCATACCATCGGGGACTGTACGCTTGTCTATAAGCGTGCAGTCCTCAAACATTTCTTCAAATAAATGGCTCATATTTTCCTCCATCGGTTGAGCCTTGACGCAAAAGCGCCGCGCCATCCCGCCGCACTGGCGTCAGCTTTAGAATAGCTATAGTCTTTAAAAGACTCAGATGTATACGGGCTCCCCGTCTCAGCGCCATATTTACCCGCCCACGTCTCTATATCCGCAGCAAGCGCAACGACCGCAGGAGGAACAGCCATCGGCCATACCGCGCCCTCAAACGTCTCGTTAGTCAGTCCAGAAACGGGATACTGCCAGACGCCGTCGTTAAACTTAGAACCAACAATGCGGAAGTACTGCCCGGGCGTGATAAAATCATCTAAATCAATTGCGCCATTTACAATCTCAAACGTTCCGAAAACCTTATCGGCATCGGCGCAAAACCAGTTGTGCATCTCGTCGCACAGCTCAGACAGTACCCGCATTGTATCTCACCTCTTAATTACGGTTCTGTAGTTTCTTCCAACAACGCTAACAGTTCGTCAGCCTTTTCAGCAAGTGCCGCAAGCGCCTCTGCGTTTTCGCTCAACACGGTCAGCGCCGTTGAATCATTAGCTAACGCCAACAGCGCGCGCCATGTTGACGCATCTACCAAATCAACCTTGGTTATTTCGTCATCAGCGGCCATATGCTCCACCTTAGCCCTTCGAGACTATACGCGCTATCGGTATAGAACGGCTCTCATAGTAGCCGGTACCCGCATTGTCCTTAACTACTGTCCAGCGTGCCGCGGTTTCAAGCTGTGCGTTAGTTGGAGATATAATCGCCGTAGTGGGCTGCACAAAGCTGAACCCATGCGGCGCAAAGAGCTTGCGCTGACGCGTGTAAAGTGTGTCCATGCCCCCGTTAGTTGCAGGGTCGCGGTCTACTTCGGTCGGTACCTTAACACCGCAGTCGCAATAATCAAATGCGCCCGCTCCGAGCAGATATGTGGTATATACAGGCGCTGCACCTGACGTATCAACAGTACCTTCATCGTCAATCAGCACACGTCTGCCGTTCCATGTGGTCATGGTCATATCACGCTGCATGCCATCCGCTTCGGTACCCTTTACGTAGTCAAGAAGCTGGAGATTTTCCAAGTTAGTAGCTACCTGACTATTCATGATGACCATGGCAATGTCATTTTTGTTTGCACCCACTGCCTGCTGCAGCGCATTATTAAGCGTAGTGGCACCTACATTGGCAGCATCGCCTGTTTGGCTGGTTATATCCAATGTATGCTTAGTGCTGAAATTGTCAGTCGTTACGCCGAAAATGCCCTTAAGTATAGACAGTATAGTGGCCTGATCTACATCGTCCCAGTACTCAGCTACCTGGCGTGCTATTTCTGCCATAAAGTCATAGCCGCCAGTGATGTCATAGGCGAAATCCTTTTCGGTCCACGCTTTAGCGCGACCGACTACAATCATGCTCTGGAGGTATGTGCCTATAGAAGTAGAGGTAATATTAGTAGAGCCGTCGTAATTGAGCGGGGCACCGCCTATACGCCCGACCATCGGTATCGAGATGAAATTGCCACCCGTCTGGTCTGCCAGCATTGTGCGCAAGTCAGTACGCGTACGCAGCACACCAGAAGTCAGAAATGCGTTCTGCTTATAACGCGGAACGGTCTCAAGATATTTGCCGAAAACTTCGTTATTAAAATACTTGCTGTCAAAAATTCCAGCCATCTAAAATCCCCCCTTATTTCTTGCCGAGCCACGCTCGCACGCCAGGATCTTCCGGATGCTCGTTTGCGAACTTCATCTTGTCCGCAAGCGACATCTGTTCAAACGTGCCACCTTCAACCTTAGCAGGTGGCGTTGGCGTCGGTGCGCCTTGCTTGCCCTCAGTAGTAATGTGTTCGGGCCATTCATCTTTCACAGCTTTCAGAATTGCCTTAGCATCCGTAAATTTGCCGCTTTCGTCCAGCTCTCCGAGTTTGTCAACGTCGGTGTACTTTAGAACTTTAGCTATAGACGTATCACGCGTAATGCCCGCGTCTTTCAGTATTTCCATAAACGCGGCGCGCTTAGCCTCTACCACAGCTTTATGAGCAACGTCGGCTTTGTACTTTTCAAAAGCCTCGTGCTCGTGCTCATACTTAGCCTTAAAGCCATCGTCCTTAGCCGCCGCTTTCAAATCCGCCAGCTCTTTTTGCGTACTCGCCAGTGTCTCGGCATCCGCCTTTAAGCTGTCTCGTTCTTCTTTAATGCTGTCTAAAGCCGCATTGTGCCTTGCGCAAATCTCCTCAGCGGTGTTGTCCAGTGCGTCCACAGGCAAGCCCGCATCGGCTAAAAGCGCTTTAATCTGCTTAACTGAAAACTGTGCCATATCAATCTCCTCTATAGCGGCGCGCAGTATCTCGCGCGTTAGATTTCTTTGGTATTCAGCATAGCACATTTTTAGCATTTTGTCAAGCCATGTAGAAAACTGCTCGGATGTACAAAAAACGGGGTTTTATAAAAAAGTCTATAATTTTTTAGCCCCTATAGGAGACTTTTCTAAAAACCTTATTTTTGTACATTCTATCTACATTTACTATATAAAAAAATAAAAAAATATAATAAATATATATAGTATATATATATTATAGAAAATCCTACTGAAATGGTAGGAATATAGACAAAAAGACGCGCCTGAGCTATCGCTCAGACGCAGTTTAATCAAAATTTAACGTGTGGTTGCGAGGTGGTCAAGCCTATTTTCTTCGTAGCGCTTGCGGTTCAAGTCGTCGCGCTACATCTTAAATGCGCTGTACTGCTTGCAATCACTGTGACAGCCTACTGCGCGTTTCGTGCAATCTTTGCACGGCGCGCCTGAAAAAGACTTGCGCCACGGGTGAAAATCAATCTTCGTCATCTTTTAATATCTCCATTTGTCTTGCGCAGTAATAGCACAGATCCGCCCCGTCCTCTAAATGTATGCCATCGTTATCTTCCGGGTCGATTTCTTCTCCGCAAGCGTCACATCTGCAAACCTTTACCAAGTAGTTGGGGCACGAGCGCCCTAAGCACGGCAACCCGCAATCTACGCAATCGCTTTCATACCGTATACTCATGGCTCATCATCTTCGCAAACCATATCGTATGCCTTGGCTTTAGCTTGTATGCATGCCGCTGTCGTTATCATAATAGCATCTGCTTCATTTGTGTTTAGCACGGTTATTGTAGCTGCAATGCCTGATACAATTCCGTCTTCAAATGCTTTTATTACAGCCGCATTCCTGTCTTCACTTTTGGCCAGCAAGTCCAGTTTCTCACGTATAGTCATTGTTTATCTCCTTCTGCCCGGTTTAGCCGCCGGGCTCGGCTTGTCATTGTTAGTGCTCAAGGCGTATCATCAAATCGCCGTCGCGCGTGATTTCGATTTCGCCATCATACCAGCGAGTTTCAAGCCAAACCATCATCTTATAAGTGATGGATGTCGGTGTCGGAACAGCTTTAGTAAAGCTGCGTATTAACTTATCCGTCCAGCCTACTCCAAACGGATAGCCATTGGACTGTACAATGTTACGGCGCTTGAGCGTGCCCTGAATGTTCAGGAACTTGTTAAGGGTCTCATTAGTCATGGTGGAAACCTCCTTGCCCAGTGGGCGGTCGTAGTGGGTCAGCTTTAAGTCCTAACACTGATATTATACCATATATTCTTGCATATGTCAACACCTTTTTAGACTTTTAACAAAAAAGCAGGGACTTTTAGTCCCTGCTCAGTGCGCCTAATTCTTGTGCGAAAATTTTCTGATACTCGCTAATATGATTTTCAATTGCAGGCTTCAAAAACGCCTTAATGTTTTGCTCCACTTTGCGTGCGTACTCTACATTAGTACCTATAACCACTTCGGTATCTTCCGGTTTGCCGTGCATCGCGTAATCCGCCGACTCAGCTTGTGCCATAGGCTGGCCGTGCTTATTTTTACCCCTACTTGTATTTGCGCTGCCTTGCTTAGAAGTAGTGGCATACGTGATGGAATTGCGCAGCCTGCCAGTATCAACCCTACAAAGCAAATTTGCGTAGCCTTGAGCCGTTATGCCTATCTTTTCAAGCGCCCGTGCAATAGCTTCTTTCAGCTTAGCTTGCATCTCAGGCGTTGCGTCTTTTATCGAAATATCCATATCAGCCATTTAGCTTCACCTCTATTCGATTATCGGGATTAGTATGGTTATATCGTTCAATGATTATAGGCAATAGCCTCTTGACATACTTGTCCCATTGCGCTTGTTTTATAAGCCTTAAAACCTGCTCTTTTTTTAACGGTTCAACTACTGGAATTTCTTGCCATTTTGCCGCTAACGGACTGTCTTGGTTCATTTTTCAGGCTCCTTTTCAATTACAGTTATAATTGTGCGCGAACGGTCTTCACCTGCTTCTTGCGAAATGCCTAAAACTGTATATCGTGTACCGCTTCGGCTAACAACTTCTTGTTCGCCTTGCAAGTTCATATAATCAATAGGCGCAGCACTCTTATTCCCTACGCAATGGATTATAACGCTATGCGCCCCAGCATTGCTAAATGTTTCTGCGTTAACCTTTTTACTACTCCATGAGGCATTCTTTCCATCGCGACCTGCTTGGAAAACATTGCCAACTTGCATACCCGCAAGAAAAGAATCGCGTTCATCTTCCGTATCAAAATGCAGCCCACGCCACAGCTCACCGTCAAATGTTCCATCGGCATCTATATATCTATCAACTAAAGCAGTATCGGCTGTATCCCATGCGTTGCTTGTCCACGTTCTTACAGCTCTATACATCTGCTCAGAATCTTCGTCACTTGCTCCAGTTAGCTCACGAACTATGTGTAATCGTTCAGTATTAGAATCTATGTCGCCACTTAACTGAGGCTGTTCTATCAAAGGTTTATGTGAAACTGTACTGCCATTACTTTCAAGCGCATCAAAATATCGTTCAGTGTAATTTGATATAGTGCCATTTTTGCCAGCTTCAAGCAAATCGTTCTTTGCCCCTGCTTCATGCTTAAACAAATATGCAGCTTGTTGCATAGGTTTCATGCTCTCTACAGTTGTGCGTTCAGTAGCTAAATTTGCCATATATTTTTCGTCGGCTTCCGTACGCACATAAGCACTAATTTCTGGTTGCAATTCATGCTCTGACATTTTAGCCTTTTCGTTTTTCCATTCTTCATAGCTCATATCACCTAAACGGTTATCACGCTCAACGCCCGCAAAATTTTCGTACAGCTCTGTGCCCTTAACCGCCGCTATAACCGCACATCGACAATTATATACCAAATATCCGGGCGCGCTTGGATCGCCGGGGTATTCGAGCTCATAACCATCTATCTTGAATTTCCCGCCCACGGCGCAGCGCTCCCCGTCTAACTGCCTATGCTCATGACGCGTGCGGTCATCCAGCGTAGCAACCCAAATCTGCATTACGTCAATGCCCATATCCTTAGCGCGTTTATAGCTGGCAACGCGCCCCGCGCTCTCTGCCTCTGTGGTCATAGTCCGCGCAGTCCTGACCGCCGCGTGCATATTTTTTTCGCCTAAACCGGTTACTATTCTCTGTGCTATGTGGTCTATGGAATCGCCCTGCAACAGGCTTTGCGTCATAATCGATTGCACTTGACGCCGGTTCCATGCTTTAGTACGCCCCGCCGCAATATCTTCACTTGCTTTCTTGCCCGGAGGCGGTAGCAAAGTGGGGTCGTCGCGCATCAATCTTTCTACCGCTTCACGATTATACAGCGTATAAGATAAATCCAGATTTGTGCCATGCTCAATTTCATATGCGCCGTAATTGCGTCCTACAGCATACACATCTTTTACTAAATCGCCATTGAGCCTGCGTACAATGTCATTCACATTGCTGTAATCTTCCGCAAGCGTGTCGCGCATATCAGCCCACTGCCGGCCTTTCATGATTTCAGACTTGCGCCACTTATAATAGTCTTTGGCATCCATCTGCCCGGCATCCATCAACGCCCTGTACTCAGCGTCTTTTTTCTTGAACTGCTTTAGCCAATCGGCAACTTTGTGGTATGCATCATAGCTTGCCTGCCGGTATTCCCATTTTACTCGGTCCTCGAACGTCTGCAATAAGGCATCCGCCTCTTGACGCCCTGGGTCAGTCGGTTTTGCCATCTTTAGCCACCTGCTTTAATAGCCGATTTAACGCCTCTATTGCAAGCTTGTGATTGAGTGTACCCTTTGCTCCGCGCAGCTTACTTTCAGTCAGATTGAGCTCTTTAATCGCCTCTAATATGCCCGCATAACGTCCGCGCTCAAACTCAGTCATACAATCAACCTGCTTTCTGGCAAACTCTCAATCCATGCGCAAAAATCACGCCATTCAGGCAACCTGTGATTATAACGCTGTGCATAAATCGTCTTTAGCTGTCTATAATTTGTAGTCATGCGCGCAGTTAACTCATAACCACTGGGGATGTTATAAAGCAAGCGCAGGTAGTTTTCAGCCGACGGCTGGGTGTTATATTGGCTCATAAGCTCAACCATATTATCAATAGCCGCTTGCGTTACATAGCGGTTGCAATGCTCTTTAGGCTCAAATTTCAGCACGCTATGCATTGTGCTCTGTGAGCTTACGAAATCAATAAAGTGGTACCTTTGCAGCTGTGTCCACATCTTTAAGCTGCAAGTCAAATCAAATTGCACAACCACGCCATTCAGCCAGTTATCGTGTCCACTGCCTTGCGGGGCTTGTGCTATTTTTACGATGCCCTCGGTCAAGTCACTGCTGAGGCTGTCCACGCACGCCGCTTTGGGAAACTTCGCCGCCCTGATCGATTCCTGCAAGCCCATTATTTCCACTCTGCTGATCTTCATCGAATTCGTCCTCCTGTATCGGTGCCATGCGTTCTAATTCGTCTGCTTCCATCTGCTTTAGTATATCGTCCGCCTTGTCACCATCACCCAGTATCTCCAAGGCTTTGCGTGTTACATAGTCTTCGGGTAAAAATTGTGCAGCTTGCAGCAAGTTAGTCATGTCTTCCGTGCTATTATTCAGCGCCGAACGTGTAAAACTCGCTTTGTCCTCAATGCCCGCAATCGCCAAAATGCCCTGTATAAACTGTAGTACGCAATACTCAAAATCGTCAGCCTTACTGTTCAAAGGCTCATACGCCGCACGTATCTGTGTCGCAGTTACCGCGCCGCTGGCTATGTCATTTGTGTTCAACGCCATAGCATCACGATATAAGTCGTGGTCAAGTCTTTGCAGCAGCGCTTCCCTACTTGCATACGGCGCATCTTGCACATGGCTTTCAGCGTGCGCCCCACTGCCATCATCACCCACAACTGCCGCGTGTACTGTCTTCATGCGCTCCACGAACTTAGCCAAGTCGGTATCATCCATACCGCCCGCATTCTGGATTGTCCAATAAACAATAGACGCCTCATCTACCGTATTGGCGAAACCGCTTTTTATCAAGTCATAACAATCTATCTGTTCACGCAAGCCTATAATTTCTGACTGATGTTCAAGATTGCCCCATAATGGCACTATTGGAAACGCCGGATAATTTTCGCCGTTGTAAATTTCTTCGCCGTCCGCCTCAGAATATCTTACATTGAGTTTATATGTGCGCTTATCATGCAGCACTTGCCCTTTACCCGTGCTGTCCCAAAAATAATCCGTATAGCCGTCCATCTCATACAGCGTAGCGCGCAAAGGCTTATCATCTGCCACCTGCCAGAAACGTATACCCGCGCTTAAGCTCCCGTTTTCCTCGTCATACAGCGGGACAAATTCAAGTATGCTAAAAACGTCCAAATGGTCAAGGTTAAAGAACCCAAACGCTACGCCGCCAATCAGCGCTTGTCGCCCTGCTTCCTGCAGCTGATTATCGAATTGTATTTTTGCTGTGCCTAATTTGTCTTCTGTTTTGGCATTGCCCCAAGTTACGCCATTCCCTAACAGGTATTGCACTTCTTGCACTATAAACCTGTGGAAATGTCTGCACGCCATCTTGAAATTCGGGCTGTAGTTATCAGGGATTGCTTTGCCGGTAACCGTATAAAGCAATTTCTGATACTCAGAAATAGTGACATTTTGATGGCGGTTATAGGCATCTGCTACCCGCGCTACGGTGTACAGCTCAGACACCTTGTGCTGGTCAATTGCATTCCTTACAAAACTCATACGGTCTTGTTCGGCTTGGCTCACTGCCTGCAAATCCTGATATGTATACATCTATCTACTCCCATATTGACTGATATTTCAATTTATCTTTATCGCCCAAAATCCTTATTAAGCTTGCAAGGCTATCTGGACAGTCGTCGTGCTCGGCATCTTCGTTATAATCGCAAATTTGATTGATATATTCTGCGTCTGTACCTTCTACAAACACAACATCAGTCCATACAAATTTCAAATAGCTGCTTATTTTAAAGAATTTGTTCTGATGCTCATTATAGCTAATTACACGCGCACCTTGCTTGCGCAATTCTTTTGCAACATATCCTTTATCCGCATTGCGTTCTATATACATTTTACCACAGCAAAATTTATTGTGCAAGCTAATAATTTCAGGCATTACGTTATCCACATGCTTGCGCCAGCACTTACCATAAACATAATATTTGCCATCATGAATAGTCGCAATAGTAAAAGCCGTATAATCTTCACCATAAAAAGCAGCATCCACATGGCTTGTGCCCTGCATAACAAGCGCTGCATCCGCGCCTGTCTGCGGGTCATCAAAAATAACACTATCATCAGCAATATGCTTTAGCTCATAATTAGCTGCAAACAATGACGGAGTCATAGATTTTTTAATTTCTGCAAGCGCATCTGGCACTATAATTTTCTGTATTTCTGGATGATAACAATCATATCTGTCAGCTGGCGGCATAAGCATAAAACAGTCATCTTTATGCCAAGGTGTGCCGGTATTAAAAATACGCCCATCGCGATTCTTGATGTTTTGCAGTTCTTGATAAATGGTTTTCGTTCGGTCACGCTCGGCCTTGCTTACTCTGTCTTGCACGTTAACAATATCATCTGTAAATATCCGGTCAAAATGCTTACCAGTCAAGCTACCACCTGTGCCCACGCCAATCAACTGACTTGTTCCTCGGTTATCAACCGACAGGTTTGTATTTATCTCGGTTGCAGACTGCACATTAAGCGCCAGATTAACGCCATAAATGCAATTAACGAAATACTGTGTATGAGGATCTTGTAAAAGCTTTTGTGTTTGTTTAATAACTTCTTTGACGTCTGCGTCAGTTTTGCGCATAAACATGGTTTTCTTGGTAGGCAGCAAAATACAAATCAAAGCAAGAGCTACAGAAACGCACGTCGTTTTATACGTGCCTAACCGCGAGAAGCTTGTAAAGTCTTATCCTTTGTTCCTCGCACCATTTCAATAATCCAATTGTTATGAAGCTCGTTTAATTTGCTGAATCCAAGCATATTTGCATACTTTACCGGGTCGGACAAAAGGAAATTAACTGCTTGCTGTCTCGTCATTTTCATCACCTTCTTTTTTTTCTGCGAAATCCCATAAAAATCCATAAGCTATACCACTTTTTTTCTCTCTTCGACAACATCTGCTTATTGATACCTGACAAAATCCTAATTGCCGCTGTATCTCCCATGCGCTTTGCCACACTTTAATTGTGTCCCCATTTGTGTCTTTTTGTACAACTGATTTCGATCTCCATTTTTTCGGGTTATTGCCAAGAATATTCATACTATGTGCAACATTCTCAGCATATGTACACCATTCAAGATTTTCAGCATTGTTATTACATCCGTTCCCGTCTTTATGATTGACACATTGTTTATTTTCTGAATTCGACACAAACATTGTAGCAACCAATCTATGCACTTCAACATCAATTTTTCGCCCATCATCAAATAATGTTACTGTTTCATATGCAGTATTACTTTGTTTGTTTTTTCTTGCATTCAGCCTCTTTTTAATAATTCGCCCGGCAAAAAACTGATGTTGCCTTTTTGAATATCTGTCAACACTTTTTATAACACCCGTGTTTGAAATCATATATTTGTTGGTGAAATCGTGCCCATTATATTTAATCCATTTCCATTCTTCCATGCTGATACCGCCTTTCTGTGCTTTTGTTTTATTATAACACATATGCGGTGAATAGTCAATACAATTATAAAAGAGCTCAGCTTAGTAAAGCCGAGCATTTTTGCATAATCCACTGGCCGCGTAAGCAAAAAATCAATCGCTTGCTGGCGTGTCATTTGCCACAGCCCTTTCAACTTCGTCGATTACATCCTGATCGACTTCGGCAATCATAACTTTCTCCACTGGCTTTTGTCCCACAGTGTCACGCAGCACTTCAAACGCACGCACATTGCCTTTCATAACTTCACTGAATAACTTTTCTGTAATTGCCTGAGCACCAGTACGTACCGTACCTTTTTTGTCTGTAAAAGTTTGTTCCAGTAGCATTTCAAGCGCTTTGCGTAAGTCGCGTTTTTCAGCTCTGGCTTTGCCGGAAGCAATGCCACCTTTCCGCTGTATTTCCCGTTGTTCTTCCTTTGTTCGTTCGCCAAGCGGCTTTAGATTCTGCTCATTCATAAATCTTTACTCCGGTCTTGTTTTTCCGTCATTAGCCATTAAGCAACACTGCCTTTTCTCCTGTGAAATTTTCCCAGCGCTGAATAATTACGTCGCAATAATGTGGGTCAAGTTCACACATATAGCATGTTCTGTTCAACTGTTCACAGGCTATTAGTGTGCTACCACTACCGCCGAAACAATCAAGGATGCTATCGTTTTCCTCTGAAAAATCCTTCAGTATGTCTGCAAGCATACCGACAGGCTTTTGTGTCGGATGTACTCTTGTTTTACCCTCTACTTCTCTGCTACCCTCACGGCATAAGCCATTCCACAAGAAATGATATAACCTCACACCTTTATCAAAAGAAGTCCACGCCAATTCTGCATCAGCAAAATTTCCTATGTTCTGTTTATCCCAAACAATCCAACACCTTGACGGTGGTAAAAAGTCTGTGAAATAATTTCCTCCGAAAATAATCTGATTTTCAGTACAAGTCAAAGCAACATCATAATTCGCCCTCGCTGTGTCGGTTGTATCATCATTTGCAATCGGGATATATGTTGACGATTCAACTCTCTTACCGACTTTTCCTCCAAAATGTAAAGCACCGCCACCGCCGACTTGTCTATTTTGCACTACATTTATGCCATAGGGAGGGTCTGTCAGAAGCAATTTTGCCTTTACCCCATCCATAAGCCTATCAATAACCGCAACATCCGTAGAGTCTCCGCAAATAAGCCTATGATTCCCTAATTGCCACAAATCGCCAACTTTGCACCGAGGTTCCGTTTGTATTGGCGGTTCGTATTCAACTATCTCAATCGGTTCTGCATCCTGTTCTTCTGTGTTAATTCCAAAATCAAAATCGAATCCATCAAAATCTAGATCTTCAAGCTCTCCGGCTAACAGCTCAAAATCCCATGGGCTTTCATTTGTTTTGTTATCAGCAATACGCAGCTCGCGAATTTCGCTTTCGGAAAGCCCACTTGCAACTACAACTGGCACTTCTTTTAAACCCAGCTTCTTGGCCGCCATCCAGCGGCAGTGGCCTATAATAATAACGCCGTTTTCATCTACAACAATTGGTTGTTGCCAGCCAAAACGACGAATGCTGTTAGCAACATTATCAATTTGCTTTTGGTCATGCAATTTTGCATTCTTCTCATAAGGTTTAAGCGCCTTTATAGGCATTGAAACAATATTCATTATTCCTCCCGTTTAAGTCATTGCGAATAAATTTCTGACGCCACTTACGCCATCATTTTCTCGCAAATTGTTCTCGTATATTTTAATCTGTAACAGCTTTAATTTGGCTATTTTCATTTTTAACATCATCCTTTTTCTTGTCTTCTAAAATCAAGGTTACAATATAATGCGCTACCGAAGTGCGATGCCTATCTGCTTGCTTTTGCAAATATGCTTTCAAATCACGCGGTAACCGAAACCCGAACGTCTGTTTGTCCATATACGCGCCTCCTTGCGTAAAAGTGTACAACAAATTATGTCATTTGTCAAGCACAAAAGCCGCCTTGCGGCGGCTTTTAGGTGGCTATGCAGCTTAATTGAGTTTAAAACGTATGCCCATGACCTCGACAAGCTCCCCGTTGCCCCAGCGGTCTTCATGGCGGGTAATCGTGCAAAGACCGGTCAGCGTGCAGCCCTCGGCGGCAAAGGCAAAAAGGTTCTTCATCGCCGCCGTGGATTGGTTAGTGTAGATGAAGGTGTCAATACCGGCCCTGCGCAGAGTGCCCACAAAATCGGAAACCTCCCTGTCCAAGAGGAAGTCGTCCATCTCCAGCTCGTTTTCCTGGCGGCTGAGGCTGGAGGCCCAGGCGCGGTAGGCTTTGCAGGCTCCCTGCGGGAAGGGGAATTTGGCTGCGGCGTCCTCTTCGTACCAGGCCTTGAGCTCTTCGCTCTCCCAGCCCTTCGTGTCGATGATCTCCTGCTTGCGCTGTCTGCGCTCCTCGCATGCCTTCTCCCATTCGCGCCCTGTGTGGCACATCTCATTAAAAAATGCGTTTTCTTTGTTCAGCATTGTCTTGTCCTCCTAAATCCTTTCAACCTTGTGCCTATATTATACCATAATAGCTGCCTATTGTCAATAGGTTATTTGATTATTTTGCAAATATCCAAGCCATAAGCAACGCCTAAACTGCTACCATTTTCCCATGCTACATGGATGGTGCCCATGCCGTCCACCATTATCACTTTGCCGCGTGTACCCGGCTGCGGAGCCTGTGGGTCATCCATAAACACAAGCTCCACTTCGCAGCCAGTTGGGTACGTCTTGCGCAAAAATTTAATTGTTTCTGTTGTTGGATACCTCATTGTTTATTCTCCTTAAAACTTCCTCTTTATTACCTGTATATTACCACTACTGCACGTGCGGCTTCAGCTTCATGCCTTCCGCAAGCTATTGCATCGTTTTGCCATTCGCGGAACTTTTTAACGGCCTTTGGCAAATCCAAGCCAAAAACTTCAATTGCTACTGCTTTGGGCTGAAACGCTTTCGCTTCAGCCAATGTCTTAAAAAACTCAGTCGTTATCATTTTGTCGCCTCCAAAAGCATCTTCCACATCCTGCGCTTGAGCTTGCGCGTCAGCGCTATCTTTTTATCTACGTCCAAAGAATCAATCGCCAGCACGCCGTCCAATATGGCATTTGTCATTGCCTGTTCGCATTCATATATCGAAAGCATACCGCGTTTCAGCATCGTTGCCGCCTCAGCCATGTTCGCAACAACCTGTTTCTGTGTCATACCTTTGTCCTCCTTATCTCCTTGCATCTGTATTATACCATAAACAGGTTTGTTTGTCAATAATTTTTTTTTGCAGAAAAAACGGGAGCCTTTTCAAGCTCCCGTAAAATCGCTAAAACGAAACTGCTGTTTTATCAGTCCCAACCCGTACTCAGTTATGCGGATATTTGAGAAGTAAATCCCTGCTCCAACACGTCCTTTTGTCGGCAACTTTTTTGACAGCTCTTTAAAGAATTTTTTGGACGTCATTTCATACTCATTATTTTCTTTCGCCCATCTGATATACATCTTAAAAAGCTCGCTGGCCATAATGCGTCCTTCGCACGTGTAATCGATTACGATGCATTGTTCCACAAAACCTGCAAGCAAATCCATTTCGTGCTTGTAATCCTGAACTGCTTCCACAACTGCCGTTGGCTCAGCAAGCCCTTCACGCTGCCATTTTATACAGCCGTCTACAGCCCACCGCAAAATTGCGGGTAATTCACGCCTGAGTTTATATCTCAGATTTTTGTCAACATTTTTGATATTCACTTCAAACGGTATGAGCTTTATTCTGCGCCAGATGCCTAAATCAGTGCCACGGATAACAGGCTTATGATTCGTCGCAATCCAAATCTTAAATTCCGGCGTGTACTCAAATTCGTCTCCATACAGAAAGCGGCATGTCACTTTTGAGCCACCCGTAAGCTGCTTTAGTAGCCCCTCATTCAAGCGCACGCCCTCGGTCGGTTCTTCTGACGTCACAAAGCGCACACTTTTTAATCGCGCAATATCGGAATTTGCGCCATTTCCAGTAAAAGCTTTTTGCAGCATGATTGTTTCCGGTTGAACATTCGCCGCATAACCACCCAACATATCGGATATAGTGTCCAAAAACGTGCTTTTGCCATTATTACCCATGCCATAAAGGAAATACGCGCATTGTTCTCGATTGCTGCCGCTCAAACTATAGCCCACACATTTCTGGATATACTCTTGCAACGCCTTGTTGCCCGCTGTCACATCATCCAGAAATTTCAGCCATAGCTCGGGCACCGCGCCCGGCTCAGCGCATTCACACACACAGATTTTAGACATCAGGAAATTTGAGTCATGCGGCAACAGCTCGCTATTTCTTAAATTTATAATGCCGTTTTGGCAATTCAAATAGTCGCTAAACGAATCCAGCGCGTCTTGTGATACAGGTATCTCATCTAAGTGCTGGCATTCATGAACCATTGCTTCTTTGCCCTTGCTTGACGCTGTGCGTGTCGCCCATTTTAGCATTTCTGCCTGTGTTTTTTCGCCTTGCTCCATAACCGCTTCACGTTTTATATCTTCACAAATAATATCTGCAAGCTTTTTTATTTGCCCGCTCTCATCAAGCCGCCACACCTTGCCGTCCCAGTAAAGCCACTTTTTACGCGTATACGAATACCGCACTACACCGCCGAATTTGTCAAGCATTCTGTGTGCATTGCCTGTGTCGGTCATGTCGTACCATACACGCGGCTGCTCTGCCCCCACCTTGCCGTTCCCGAAAAGTGCAAGCGCCAGCTCCGTATCATCTGTGCCGCCTTGTTTGGGTGTATACACATTCAAGCAGTTAATACATGCCTTGGCTATAGTAATCGCGCCATACGTGCTACCGCCGCGCCGTTCATCCCATTTCGGGCGCATTAGTCCAGACTGCCTAAACAGTCTGTCCATTTGCATTTCGTCCTTGCCTGTCCAAAATGCAAGTTGATTACACAACGCTAAATCTGCCTCAGATTGCGAGCTGTAAGCGCCTTGCCATGCACCCGAATAAAGCAGTTGGAACAAGCCACCTGTCTTGCAATTGCGTGCCTTGTCTATAACTTGCGTATCATCTAATGTCGCTCCACTACTTACAGTTTGTACATCGGTTCGAGGCGTTTCAGATGGCAAATACTTACTATGCAGAATTTTAATTGTCTCTGTACAGTCCGCTATAGCAGTATATTGCTGGCGGTATACATTGCCAGTAAAGATGAAATAACGCCCCTCTGAGTACATTTCAACGCCATTTTTGCGCCTTGCGCCCGGCGGCAACTTGCCTTTGCAGATTATGTGCAAGCCTGAGCCACTTTTTGAAATTTCTGCATAACTGCCGAGCGTCTCCACAAACTCGTCGCAAAAATCCACATTGTCGAGACAATGGTCCAAATCAACGCCGAAATAGCCATGCGCGAACTCAAAGCCCACACCATCAAAATGGTACTTTTCACACGCTGCAACTGCATCTTGCAAAGTCCCCCATGTGCCAGGGTCATTACTTTTCGCATTGCTACCAGTATACGGATTTTTCGGCACTTTATCCGCGCCAACCCAGCACACCCATTGTTTTAAACCGCGCAGCTCAATCGGGATATTGTCTACGTTCGTAAACATTTGCGTTGTCCTCCATAAAACGCTTAATCTCCGAACTCGGAAGCATCCACCTGTAATTCGTTCCGTTTTTTATCGCTTTCAGCTTGCCGGTAATCACCCAGTGACGTATCGTGCGCACTGGGTGATTGAGCTGCTTACTCGCTTCCCTCAAAGTAATAAAATCAGTCATCTTTACACCTCTTGCGTAGCCGCATTTGAAACTTTTCTGTCATTGTTTTCTACGCCTTCTTTCATCAAAGCGTTCCAGTTACGCCTTGCCTGTATCTCAGTTTTAGCCCCTTCAGCCTGTGTTCCACATTTGCTGCACCCTATACATGTATACCCGTTTGAAAGCGCCCAATAAGAGTGGCGCTTTGAACCGCAAAACCTGCAAGGCAACAGTGCTGTGCTTTCTCGTTTAATGTACCGCTTGTTCCATTTAGGTATAATATCATCAACATTAAACCCTGTTATGTTACGCATGAAAACCCCGCATTTCGTGCACATAATAAGGCCACCAGCAAACTCTTGCTGTGCTATAGCTTTCCCTCCGCAAAACGGGCAGGGTTTGAGTTCTGCCTTATTCATTGTTGTTCCTCCTTTGCCTCGTTGACGCGGCGATTCCACTTCTCAGCAGCCTCTGCTTCGCCTTCATAGCCATATTTCAAGCTTTGCATTTTTGCGTTACACTCTGTGCAGAATACCCAATGCGGCCAGCCCATATTCAGTATACGAGCTTCTCCGCCACAGAATGGACATGGTTTTAGTTCATACTTCTCCATCCCATTTTACCTCCTGCCTTTGCTCATTGGTCGGTTTACGATTCCAACAACGCCACGTTTTATTGTATTCGCTGGCGCTGCCGCTTAGAGGGATTTCAGAGCCTGTAACATATCCTTCGATTTCATAAAGACTTTCATCGTTATCCCACTCAGGATGAAAACTATATGACAGCCTTACTAACCATAACTGATTACGAATAGGGAACCGGGCACTCGGACTGCTTTCCCACCAAACAAAGCTTCTTTTTGCATCATCTAAATAAGAGTTGTTATAATCGCTATTGCCAAGCGCTTTCGCTTGGTCTATTGTCAACACTTCTGCTTTAACTTCCACGCGCCTGTTCCAATGCTCCACCACCTCGTCGACGTTCGTAGCTTCTTCAGATCGGAACGTCGCAAGGCAACGTTCGCATGTGATATCCGCACCAACTTCTTCATTCGCGTAGTTGTGTATTGGACGAACAGCCAACAATACGCTTTCACCGCAAAACGGGCAAGGCTTTAATTCAACCATTCACATTAGCCTCCTTTACCGGCTCCCCGTTCAGCTTAAGTTTCTGCTCGATGTACTTCTTAGCACCCCTAAACGTCATAAAACCAACACACGTCTGCCCGTTATATATCGTCGAGAATAGCACCATGCTCCTGGTTCCCAAAAATGCATATGTGCGCATCACGATAATCGCCGACGTGCCCTCAGCCGTGTACACCGTCACGGAATAGCCCTTTGCCAGCCGCTTGGTTTTGCCTCTAACCCATTTCATCATGTTCCCTCCTGAAGCTGTTCGCATATGGGCAAGTCGCAAAATGCGATACATAGCCTATACCCGTCGCTTTATTCAGTTCGCCAGTCAATTCAGCAGATACAACTTCACCGTTCGGCGTAACAATCTTTGCCTTACCATTTTTACTCTGCCAGTATGTTATCTGTTCCGGATCGCAAGGTATATGCTTTCCGTTGATGCTTTTTATAAAAATAATCGGTTTGCCGCATCCACGACAGAATAATGGCTTCGTCATATTATGCGCCCCCTTGTCAATACAAGCGTGCCATTGTTGACAATCTTAATTGACTCTGTTCGCCTGTTCCACTTAACGTCGGCAGCATCCAACCCGAAACAAACACCACGTACCTCAGCGCCGCACTGCGTACATTGCACATAATCAGGGTAGCACTCATCATGCAGCACAGCTTCTCCCCCGCAGAACGGGCACGGCTTCAAGCTTACATCGGCCATTATTTACGCCCCTCCCCTTTTGTAATGATAGCCCAATCCAGCGCGTTCTTAGCAAAAAGTACCACCCAGTAAAAGGCTATTAGCGGCCATGGCGTTATACCGCAGCAAAGCAATATAAATACGGCAAAAGCTATAAGCGCAAGCACTGCCACAAGCCCTGTAATCAATACTTTAATATCTGCATCCGTCATTTTTTATACCTCCATAGCACACGTGTTGTATCCACATGTCTTCATATATCGCACATAACGCTTCGGCTTTCTCACGCGCTTCACGTTCAAGCCTTAGCTGCTCGGTAACCTTTTCAAGCTCTCCGCGCAAGCGTTCAACTTCGTTCAGTAGCCCTATAGGCTCAGCGAATTGCGGCGCATTTGTAGCGCCCTTAATTGTCATTCTTAACCGCCCCCAGCTCTCTTTTTTGTCTTGCAAGCAACTTGAGATAATGATTTTTGCACTTCGGATATAAAACGTCCGTCAAATATCCACCATAACCACTTTTTTTATAACCCTGTCCATGACGCCACATTTCTTCAAGCGCAAGCCGCGTTAGCGTGCTCCAATCCTCTACCGAAAAACCGATACCGTCTTCAATCAGCTCACCGCGAACAACGCCTAATCCGATTGTGTCAAGTTCCTTATCCTTATCCATTATAACCGCTCCTCCGCTATATGTCAATACATTTCGTAATTAAGTTTTTTGTAATATCCCGCGCGTTTCTTCGCCCACCCGCGCAGCATCCCGAATGCGTCCACAAAATCAATCACGCAGCCGCCCGTCTTGCCCTCCGCGCGTCTGCCTACGCGCCCAGCCGCTTGGGTCACAGTGCTTTCGTCCTTTTCAGGCGTCGCAAAAATCACATACCTAAGTTGTGGCACATCTAAGCCCTCTTTAGCAAGCTGATACGTCGCAAGCACGCAATCCAGCTCTCCGGCATCCAGCGCGCGTAACGCTTCTTTCCGCGCAGTTTTCGCCGCTTTAGACGAGCCCATATTAGACAAACACAGCGCACGTACGCCGCCCATAGTCAGCGCAATTTCAAGTCGTGCGAGATATTCTACACGATTCGCAAGCACCAACACATGGCCTCTTGTAGTCGCATACCTAAAAATAATGCCTTCAACTACGTTAAATCGCCTTTCGTCTTTAATCATATCTTCAATCAGCGCCGAATAATTCAGTGTTCCGTCACCTGCAAGAACTGCATCCATATCCGGCATCCAGCCCGTTTCAATCTGATGTACCTCTACGGGGCAAGTGGTAGCGGCCACATCTTCACGCGTCACAGTATAAACTATATCTCCAAGCAGCGCGTACATCGAGCGTTCAAGACCATCGGCGCGTTTAGGCGTAGCGGTTAGCCCGAATTTATATCTACAGCAAACGTGCGATAGCACCTTGTAAAATTGCATGACTTTAGTTGGCGACCCTACAGCCCGATGGCATTCATCAACTACCACAATGTCCCACGCATCTGTGTATGCGCTCAAATCCAGTTTAGCTATAGTCTGTACAGTGGCGAATGTAATGCCTGTGCCGATATTCACTTTGCCGCCTGTGATTGTGCCATAAGTCGCATCACTTATATCTAAAACAGCTTTAGCGCGGGCCATAGATTGATTAAGCAAATCCTGTGTATGTGTCAGCCATAAGCAGCGCCCACCTATACGCGAAATCAGCTCTAAAGCGGTCTGCGTTTTGCCCGCGCCGCAAGGCATAACGAGCACGCCGTTTTTAGCCTTTAAAAGGCTCTCTACGGCCTTTTCTTGGTATGGGTACAGACTTATATGACTGCCATACTCCACCCGCCTTAAATCGCGCCACAGTACGTTTAAACGCATGTCTGAGCCGAATAGCCTGTGAAGCTCTTTAATGCAGCCAAACGGTACTACAAGCTTGTCGCCTATGGTCTCATATAAATCGAAATACTCAGGCGTGCGTCCCGTCCACTTACCCAGACGCGCAAGCTTGTAATACTCCGGATTGCTCAGCCTTAAATTATCGTGGCACCACTGGCGCACCTCTCTCGGGGCATCCTTTATATAAACGCGCTCTCCCACATCCACTGTCATTTATGTAGCCTCCACAAAAAAGCATCATCAAGCTTCACCGCGCCCATTCGCTTTAGCGTTAAATACGGTATGCTATAAATCGCGCTATCATGCTCAATGATTATATAAGGCGTATTATTCCCGCGCGCAAGCCATAGCTCAAAAGCATTTACCTGATTATCTTCTAATCGTGAAATACGGAAAACGCTGTCAATACATGTTTTACAGTCTATAGCTATAGCTTTCCCACGCTTTACTGCGATTATATCAAAAGGCTGGGCGCCGCTGTGGTTTGGCTCCAGAAAATGCACCCACCATCCGTAGACTTTCAGCAAATCACAGACGCGCTTTTCAAACGTCGTTCCCAATGTCTTATTATTCATATTTCAACCCCATGCGCGGGGCATTTAGCCCCGCGCGCAGCTCATTCATTAGAACGGAAAATCCGCAGGTGTTGCTACTTGCGTAAATCCGCTTGGAGTAGCATTGCCGTTGGCATCGCGCCATGGTGGCAAATCGCCCTGTTTATCAGCCTTTATAAAATAGCTGATACGAGTACGCTCTGGGTCGTTTTTGTCCTGCTTGACCTCACAAGCGCCTACCTGTCCTATCCAATGACGCATATCGAAATCGCCCTCAGCTATTCCGGGAAATGCATCAAAAAAGTTAGTCAGATTGCGGTTGGTAATTTCCGGCCTATCATTCAAGAAAACGATGTAGTGATACAATGTAAGCGGAGAACCGGAAACATCAAACTGCAACGCCAGCATATCATTGCCGTTCTTGGACATCGCCTTGTCAGCCGCTTTAATGCGGATTCTATGCTTACCCACAGGCACCTGGTCAACACGTCTTTCTTCACGCTTGTACTGCCACATAATCTTTATCCTCCAAATCGATGGTTTTATAAATGTTCATCTCGATGCTGACGTTCGGGAAATAATCCTGCAAAACGCTGCAAAGCATCTCGGCGTTTTCCCACGCATTAGCGCCCGAAATCTCACCTTCCATGACGTCATGCGCATCATAGATGACCCTGCCCTTTTCCGGGTCAGTATACTCACGGGTAGTGGTCTGCGTTACCTTGATTTTAATCCTCATTGCTTTGTCCTCCTACAAAGTCAAATTTCACGAAATCAGCGACGTCGCACACCTTGCGACTGTCGATTTGATTTTTAGCATAGATATTCTGAGTGGCCTGCAACAGTATGCGATGTTCGCCGTCTTTATTGACGCCTATCTTGCCAACGACGTCGCACAAACCGCAGATATTATCTACAATCTTAGCGCTTATCTTCGGTATAAAGCGATTATAACCAGTACCGTCCGGCGCGGTGTATTGCTCCATAGTTTCCCACGCAGTCCAGATTAAATTAACGCCAAGCGTCTTCATGAAGCGCAGCGAGTTTACAAGCTTGAACTGCATATACTGATAGTCACTCTGTGCGGGTACGCCCTTGTTTTTACCCTGAGCGCCTAAATCGCTCAGAATGCAGCGTTCCAGTTCAGACACATTGTCTACGGCTATAGTTGAAATACCTGCAAGTTTTCCTGTTTCTTTCATCTCTTTCAGCTTAACCAGTATATCCGACCAGCTGCTAAACGTCGAAATGTTATCTACTTGCACTATAGCAATCTTGCTCGTATCATGCACTACTTCATGCTTTTTCAGAGTGCGTACTATAGTACGGTCAACATCCAGTACAAGCGTTAAGCCCTCACTGGCCTCGGCTATTAAGCCGATTGCAGTACTCTTACCCACGCCCGGCGGGCAATACAGCAGCGCAGTATACGGTTGCTGTTGCGGCAAGTCATCAATCTTCATTAGCTCCATCTGTGAAAACCTCCTTTAAAGCTGCCAACATGGCGCTATGTATCACATCATACAGCGCATCCAAATCAAGCACCGCGGGCATTGCGGTCGGCACCTTTCCGCCTGCATCTTCTTTGATTACGAAATCATCAGCGTTCAGTCTGTATACCTCGCACAGCTTAGCTATAAAAGCACTTGACGCAAAACCCGTGCGCAGCGCCTTATTAAGCGTCGTGCTATCAAAGCCGCATTTCTGCGCTATCGCATTGCGTGTTTCGGTTTCAGGCAAAAGCCTATTAAGTACACCCACATCAAGCACTAACGTCTTAGCATCTTTTTTGGGATGATATTCAGGCCTCACTTCATCGCGCACAAACACCGAACATTCGATATTAAAACGCTTAGATACCTTTTCAATCATCTGTTCGGTCATTTGCCCGCGGTCGATTGCATTCCCTAAAGTGCCATCCGCATATCCTAACATGCGTCCTAACGCAGCGGTTGAAAAATGCTGCCAACGCGCCGACGCCTTAAAAGCTTTGCGCAGCGCATCCGCATCAATGTAATAAGTCTTCATGTGACCACTCCTTTTCGTTTATTCGCGTATCAGAAAAATCTGATTATCACGTATCTTGCAGTAAATGCGCTGGCTCAAACCGCGGCGCTTAAGCAGCTGTACCAGCGCTGAATACGCTGAACGTATTCCAGCCATAGCTGCTATACCGTCCGCAGCTTCAAAGGTAATACGCGCCATAGGCTCAGGCTGGTCTAAAAAATCCTGCAAGACCTTAGCCCACTTATCTTCGTCATGCTGGCGCGGACCTTGCTTGAGCTTAAAAAGCCCATAGTCAATCTTCATGTTTTGGTCTCCTGTCAAACTCAATATAATCTCTATCGGGGTCATAATTCAAACATACTGGCGCATACTCGCAACGTTTGCCATAGCTCATGCAATTGCCGGGATTGCGGTATATATACGCTACTCGCATTTCGTCAGCAATGTTACATAGCTCACGCTCAAACTCACAAATCTCTTGGTCTGTACGTTCTATCTGCAAAAGACGGATTTTGCGATCTGTATCTTCATCATACCATGTAACCATGCGCTCGAAATACTGTTCATCGCTTTCATCCTTGCGCTGGCGGATTGTCGGCTTTCTGCAGATGGTATACCACGCTTTGCGATAGCCTGTAGCCATCATATACGCTAATAACTGCTCATCCCATTGCAAGCTATACTCATATTCTTCGGTTATCTCCGCGCTTGTGGTCTTGTGCTCTACCAGCGCTTCGGCGCTTTCTCCGTCTACGCGCCCTATTAGTGAAACATGCCCTGGCAATGAGTTTAGCACATACTCGAACCACTTTTCTGTTTCTATCACATCAAAGCTTGGATATATGTACTTCATGTACGCAGTAGCCATCGCTGACTCACGGCTCAAATCGTCTGCATCAAAGGCTCCCGTCTTATAAAGGCTTTCCAGCTTTTCATGGTACGTGCGCCCGATTACAAGCGATTCTGCGGTAGCTTTAGGCACTAACCCTTCGCGATACCTCAGCCACCACGCACGCCTACAAGCCTTAAAAAGCTTAACCTCGGTTATACTAATCTGCATGGCAATCCATCAACCCTTCAAGGCGCTCAATCAACCTGTCAAACTCGGCGTTTATCGCTGCAGCTTCGTCCAGTTTCTCGGCTTTGTCCGCATTCTCGTCCATCTTTGCAGCCTTTTCAGCCGCCTTTTTTACTTCGGCATCGCTCGCAAACGCAATTGAAATGTTCTTGACTATCATCTTTTTGTACGCTTCCGCATGTTCTGCGCTAAGCTTTTTCAGCTCTTCATAAATCACATGAATTACCGTCATAGTATCGGCGCACAGCAGAGGCAGATTGCCCGCCGCAACAGCAATCGCAACGTTACCTTCGTTAACTTCAATCTTCAACATCGTTCTTCTCGTCCTTTCCGATTATCAGCTCAATCTTAGCCACTGTCAGCCTGCTCGGCGTCTGCTGTCTCGTCTCAATTGAGTTCACGGTCTGCAGCGTAACGCCTACTCGCCTTGCCAGCTCTTTCTGGCTGATATTCTCTTTCGCCCTGTAGTCGAGCATCCTTTCAGCTAACGTCACTTTTTATCACCTCCCTTCATGCGCTCCTCGTTGCGGCGCTCCATAGCCGCTATGATTGCCAGCTTTTCCTTCAGTGTCATTGCTTAGTCGCCTCCATTTTTTATTCTTCAATCGGTTCAAACTTGTAGTCAATTCTGACCGCATACGGATGCTTAGGCAAATCAATGATTGTCGCCTTAGTCAGGCAGAATGCGTTATAATCGAAGTGCATTACATGCTCCAAATGGTTCTTGATTGCCCTGTTGCATATTCCACGCGCTTTAGCCGCGCTCGCGCTCTCGCCCATCACGCCATCAAAACTGGAATTGATTACGTGCTCCAATTCAGCGGCGTCCACTCCGGTCATAACAAAGCTCATTTGCATCTCGGCTCACACCTCCTCTCCATCATATTCAACATACACCGCGCAGTTAACGTCGGCATCCTTGCTGAGGTTGTCTTCTTGCCCGGCATACCAGAACGTCATATACTCGGGCTCAATGCCCTTCAACTTGCCTTCAAGCATCATTACAAACGCCAGCTTCTTGTAGCCGTAATCCTCGCTTGCGCCCTCCGGTACTTGGCACTCAGCATACAGCTTACCGTCTTCGGTCTGTATGTAATTCACACCGCCATCAAAGTAGCGTCCCGTACCAGCTTCAAAACTTACCTTCATTGTCGTAACCCTCCTTAAAATTCCCTGTGCGCCTATTGTACCACATATTAGCCCATATGTCAATAGGTAATCGTTACTTTTAACATCAAGGCGGCGCTTAACGCGCCGCCTTAGCCTGTATCAGCTCACGTGCTGCATCCGCCAGCGTAGCGTTATCGCTGTGTACTTCGCCGGTCTTTACGTCCACAAAAGTCTTAGCGCCATAGTAGCGGCGCGCCTGAGCGTTGCTTATCTTTTCGCCCTTAAACCACGCGGAGCTTATGTTGCCACTCTTGTAAAAATCACACTCAACGCCCAGTACATCAGCGTTAAAGTAAATGCGGTCATAATTGCCCTTGGTCCAGCGGTTGCCGCCCATCGCAATCAGCTCGTTAATCATGGTCTCTGTCATTGTCTTGTCCTCCTAAATCCTTTCAACCTTGCGAGTACATTATACCATACGGCTTTGTATTTGTCAATAGGTTTTTGAGATTTTTAGCCATTGGTGGCGCTTATTGCGCCACCACGTAGTCGTACAATTTCGCTTTAAGCATTATGATTTGCTGCTCAAGCGCTGCAACCTTTGCGGTTTCCGCTTCCAAATCAGCCTGTAATCCGACGCACTTAACATTTGTTTGATACAACTCCTCCGCCGTATCTGCAAGCGTCGTACGCAATTGTGCTTCGGTTTTGCCGGCTTCATCTAAGCGGCAATTAAGGGTGCATATGCTTGCTTCCTGCTCGTCAATCTTTTTGCGCAAGCTGCGATTTTCTTCCACACTCTTGGCCAAATCAGCTTGCGCGCTTTCCCAGCGTTGCTTCATCGAGCACGCCATATCATCTGCAATGTTTTCTTCGGCTATGTCAAGGCATCCCTCAAACGCTGCGCCTATGTAACTGCCCTCACCAAGACTCTCTATTATGCTACGTATCTGTTCTAATGCCTTGCGTTCCTGTTCTTTCGTTGTCATATTCATGCCCTCCTGCAATTTTATTCGGTCACTCGAACTCTCTTGTCCTTACGCCTATATTATACCATACAAACATGCGCTTGTCAATACCTTTTTGCAACTTCATTTATTAAGTATCTATTATTTTCTATTCTTTTTATAATAAATGAATGAATAATGAACATAAAATAGGGTTTATATAAAAGTCCCTATAGAAGAAAAATTCTATAGGGAAAGTTTTAGAAATGCACGTTTTTCGTTCATCAATCGTGCATAAAACAAGCGCATACGTATCATAAATACGCATGCGCTTGCATAATTATACAGTTTTTCTAAAGCCGCAGCATTACTGCATCATAAAGCCTACGATTTACCACCTGCAATGTGGACATAAGCTCGTCGATTATTGGCAAAATTTCTTCGGGCGGTCTGCCCTCAATCGCTTTTGCGAAATCGCTGTCGCTTATATGCCCTATAGCTGCATCCGCAAACGAATACTGCGAAGATGATGTGGTGGGGACATTTATGTCCTCGGCAAAAAGTGCCTGCTTGATTGTCAAATACGCCGCAAGCTTTATGCAGGTATGTGCGTTCGGGTTACGTTCGCCTTGACACTCTGCTATTGCTTGCTCTAAATCCTGCTCGGTTATCAAGGCGCTTCACCTCACTGCATCGCCTGTATGGCTTTCTGTATATGCTGCTGAGCTTCCTGTGGCATATCCTGCATCAAATCTTCAAGCTGCTGGACATACTGTTCAGTATCGCCCTCGCGGGAATAGCCCATATTAGAATAACGCCCCATGCTGTCACGCCTTGCATTCCTGCCGCGCCCGCGCGCATATGAGCCACTATCGCGTAAATAGCGATAGCTGCCGCCATTCATACCGCGCGAATATCCGCCACGATACGCCGCTTCACTTTCGCCGTCGTCCATTTCTTTTTTCTCTATAATCCTGTCAAGATTTTTCAGTGCGTGCGCAAGCTTGTCCACTACTTCAAGCGTGCCACCGGACATTTCACCCTTAGCGCCGTATTCTTCCAGCTCTTTACAGAGCATTTCCTTAAGTTTGTAAAGTTCGTGCACCTTTAGCCCTCCCCTCTTAAGCAATTCTGGTCACAGTCAAATTCGCATTCTGAACATTTATGGCTGTTGCGGGGTCAGCCGCTGTCGCGCCATAGCTCGCATTTTCTACCGCTATATTAAAGCAGCAACCACGAGGTACGGTTATAATTGCAGTAGACGTTACATTAAAGTACTCGTCTACAGCCGCCGGCGTAACTATCGCTCTTGACGTGAGAATTGGCTCTCCGTCTATAGCAAGCGCAACTGCAATCGCGCCCACAGTGCCGTCTTCAGGCACCGCGATATTGCCGTTAAAAGTCACCTGATACCGCGCGAAACAGCCACTACCGTTCACAATGCCACGCAGGATAACAAGCCCACTTTCTTCACGATGAAGCACATAGCCCTTCGGGCAACGGATGTTAGTGTTCAAGACAACATTACCGTTCGGCTCCACCAACTGAATAGGATTATACGTATATTCTGCCATAGCTGTCACCTCTTAGAAACTGCCGCCACAACCGCAACCGTTGTTATTATTGTTGCAGGTAAAAATGGGCTGCATACCATAAACAGGCATAGTGGGAACCGGGCAATCACGCAGGCGGTTATACATGGCGTCAATCTCAGCTACCTGACCCGCGCGTATCTGAGCGGTCTGCGCAGTCTGAGACGCCGCCAAATTGGCCATAGTCAGCTGACGCTCCAAATCTGCGATGCGTTCATTCTTGGCATCAATCTTATCAGAGCAAAGCTGGTCAAGTATGCGCTGTATGCCAGCGGTTTGATTAGTAATAACGTCGCGAATACCGTCGGAAATAGCTGCTCTATCAGCGCAATTCTCTGTCGCTATGGTATACTTCAAATCATTAGTAGCCGCTCGGTTATCGCAGCAGCACTGTGCCAGCTGTGCCTGCAGCGCAGTCATACCCTGAGTATTCGCAGTCTGTGCCGCATAGCTACGCTCCAAGTCAGATATCTGGTTAGTATACAGCTGCTGGGCTATAGCATTCTGGGCTCCGTTAACGGTCATATTTACGCCTGCAAAACCATTGCAAAGCGACTGCTGTACGCCCGCAAAGCCCTGGTTGACTGTATTCTGCATATCGCAGCAGCAACCGCACAGCTGTGTAGACAACGCTGAAATGCCGCTCTGTATAGCACCAACGCCGCTCATAATAGCCGCTTGGTCAAAGCCGCGCTGTACGCCGCCGCCATTGCCATCGTTGATGACTATCGGAGCACCGCCAAAGCCGTTGTTACCGCCATTGTTGCCGCTCCAATTGCCCCAGCCGCCGCCAGCCGCAAGCAGTACGATTATAAGCAGGATAATCCAAGAGCCGTCATTGCCCCACATACCGCCGCCATTGTTGCCGCCGCCATAAGGCACTGAGGTCGGACCTACCAGCATAGTAGCAGGAATGCCGCCGTTGTTCTCATCGGTCAAAGCCATAATGTTAAATCTTCCTTTCTTCTTATTTCTACCCGTCTGTGCACTTGACGGATATAGTCAAAAGTGATATAATCTAAACGTGGGCATGTTTCTGCTGGGGTTCCTTGTTCTGTTGGCATTGCGACCACTCCTTGCTTATAGGCGCGACGAAATGTCGCGCCT